GTCGGGTTCTCGTTCAACGACTTCATCCAAGCCGTCCACCGCCTGCAGCGCTTCCAGCAGACCCGCCGGGTGCGCATCGACATCATCCACGCCGACTCCGAGCGGGAGGTCGTGCGCACCCTCCAGGCGAAGTGGGCCCAGCACAGGGAGCTGACCGCGAAGATGAGCGACGTCATCCGCGAGCACGGCCTCAACCAGGCCAGCATCGCCGAGGCCCTCACCCGCTCGATCGGCGTCGACCGCCTCGAAGTCTCCGGCGACGGGTGGCTGGTCGCGCGCAACGACTGCGTGCAGGAGACCAGGGACATGCCCGACGGGTGCGTCGACGGCATGGTCCTCACGTCGATCCCGTTCTCCAACCACTACGAGTACACCCCCGCCGTGGAGGACTTCGGGCACACCGACGACAACGATCAATTCTGGTCGCAGATGGACTACCTGACCCCGGAGCTGCTGAGGGTCCTCGCCCCCGGCCGGATCTACGCCTGCCACGTCAAGGACCGGATCCTGTTCGGCAACGTCACCGGCGCCGGCGTCCCGACGGTGTCCCCGTTCCACGCCGAGGCCATCGCTCACGGCCGCCGGCACGGCTTCGACTACCTCGGGATGATCACCGTGGTCACCGACGTCGTCCGGGAGAACAACCAGACCTACCGTCTCGGCTGGTCCGAGCAGTGCAAGGACGGCACGAAGATGGGGGTCGGGTCCCCGGAGTACGTCCTGCTGTTCCACAAGCCGCAGACCGACCGGACCCGCGGCTACGCCGACCTCCCGGTGGCCAAGGACAAGACCGACTACACCCGCGCGCGGTGGCAGCTGGACGCGCACGCGTTCTGGCGTTCCTCCGGGGACCGGCACCTCACCCCGGAAGAGCTGGCAGGGCTGCCCACCGAACAGATGTCGAGGCTGTTCACCGAGCAGACCCTGCGGCAGGTCTACGACTACGACGCGCACGTGCGGCTCGGGGAGGCCCTGGAGGGCCGCGGCGCGCTCCCGGCAACGTTCATGGCGCTGGCGCCCGGCTCGTGGGCCCCGGAGGTCTGGCACGACGTCAACCGGATGCTGACCCTCAACACGGAGCAGTCCAGGCGCGCACAGGCGATGCACGTCTGCCCGCTGCAGTTCGACATCGTCGACCGGCTGATCAACCGGTACACCAACCCGGGCGAGCTGGTCTTCGACCCGTTCGGGGGGCTGTTCACCGTGCCGGTGCGGGCGCTGCGGCTTGGGCGCCGGGGGCGGGCCGTGGAACTGAACACCGGGTACTTCCTCGACGGCGTGAAGTACCTGCAGGCCGAGGAGCGGCGGTTCGCCATGCCGAGCCTGTTCGACCTCGACGACGCGCCGGCACGGGCAGCGTCATGAGCCGCAGGCCCGCCGCCGCCGAGGAGTGGACGTTAGGCGTCCCGCTCCGGCACACCTGCGCTGGAACCCCGCACTACCCCAAGCACCGGAGGCCGTCATGACGTGGTTCGTGATCGACGACACGTTCGCGTTCCACCCGAAGGTCGTCGCAGCCGGCAACGCCCTCACCCTGTGGGTCCGGGCCGGGGCGTGGTGCGCCCAGCAGCTCACCGACGGGCACGTGCCCTCCCACATGATCCCGGCGCTGGGGACGAAGCGGGACGCCGGGAAGCTCGTCGAGGTCGGGCTGTGGGAGCGCGTCGAGGACGGCTACGTGTTCCACGACTGGAGCAGCTACCAGCAGTCCCGCGAAGAGGTGGAGCGGAAGCGTCGGCAGAGCGCCGACCGGGTGGCGAAGTGGAGGAAGCGCCAGCAGGACCAGGGTGTAACGCCCGACGAGGACGTTAAGCCGAGTGCACGTAACGCGTCTCGTAACGGCGTACGTAACGCGTTACGTACGCCGTTGGTAACGCCGCCCCCTACCCAAACCCATACTACGAACCTCCCTACGGTCGGTTCGGGCGATCGCTGCGCTCCGCCCGCCGACACCCTCAACCTCGACGTCCCAAGCCCCGACCCCGAACCCGCAGAGGTCCACGCCGGCACCGTCGTCGCCGCCTGGACCGACGCCTGCATCGCCAACGACGTCCGCCCCACCGCCGCCCAGCGCGCCCAGGTCGGCCGCCTCGCCCGCGAACTCCTGACCGACGGCAACGCCCCTGCCCGGGTCCTCGCCGCCGCCGCCCAGGCCGGGGCACGCGGCTACGTGACCATCGACCGGGAACTCACCGTCATGGCCGGGCGAGCCCCCACGAACACGCCACCAGATCCCGCTGACCGGATCCTCGCAGAGGCCCGCCGCACCGGAGGCGTCGTCCTCCGCCGCGACGCCGACCCCGGCCGTCCCGCCTGCCCCCAACACCCCGAGTTCCCCGCCGACGCCTGCCCCGAATGCGAGGCCACCCCGTGACCGAGACCCTCGACCCCGGCGTGGACCCCCGCACCCCGCCGCAGGACCTGGACGCCGAGCAGTCCGTGCTCGGCGCCGCGATGATCTCCCGCACCGCCCTGGACGACCTCGCCGGCACCGGCCTGGCCGGCCCGGACTTCTACCGGCCGGCGAACGAACTCATCTGGGACGCGATCGTCGCGCTGCACGCGGCCGGGCAGCCCGTGGACGCGGTCACCGTCGCCGACCGGCTCCGCACCGACGGGCACCTCGGACGGGTCGGCGGCCCCGCCTACCTCCACACGCTGATCACCTCGGTGCCAACCGCGGCGAACGCCACCTGGTACGCCAAGACCGTGCGCAGGTGCTCGGCGCTGCGCCGGGTCGTCGAGGCCGGCACGAGGCTCGCGCAGGCCGGGTACGACCCGGGCACCGACCCCGCGGAAGTCCTCGACGCCTGCCAGTCCGACCTCGCGCACCTGGCCGACGGCCTGCACGGGGACGACTTCTCCACCGACCTCGCGACAGCCGTCGACGAGGCCCTCACCCAGATCGAGGAGGGTGTCCCGTCACACCCGACGGGGATCCCTCGCCTGGACGACACGCTGCGCGGCTGGATCCCCGGGACCCTGACCACCCTGGCGGCTCGCCCCGGGGTGGGGAAGTCCGCGATCGCGTGGCAGTCCGCGCTGCACCTCGCGGTGAAGGCCGGGCTCCCGGTCGGGTACACGTCCCTGGAGATGCCCCGCCCGGAGCTGATCCAGCGAGGGTTCGCCCACATCGCCCAGGTCGACTACGGCCGGATCCAGCGCAACCACTCCGGCGAGGCCCTCACCGATGCCGAGTGGCGGGCCATCGCGAAGGCCCGCGCCCAGATCGAGACGTCGCCGCTGCACCTGACGGACCGGCCGTGGGCGTCGGTGTCGACGATCCGCCACGACATCCGGTCGTTCACGCGCACGGTCGGGATGCCTCCGGTGGCGTGGTTCGTGGACTACCTGCAGTTGTTGGCGCCGGCGGACCGGCGGGTGCCGCGGGAGCAGCAGGTCGCCGAGATCACCCGGTCGTTGAAGCTGCTCGCGAAGGACACCAAGGTCGCGATCGTCATGCTCTCCCAGCTGAACCGCGAGGGAGCGAAGACCGGCCGGCAACCGGTCCTCACCGACCTTCGGGAGTCCGGCGCGGTGGAGCAGGACTCCGACCGGGTGGTGCTGCTGCACCGGGACACGAGTAACGACGAGGAAGCCGACCCGAACGAGCTGGTCGTGATCGTCGCGAAGAACCGGCAGGGCCAGTGCGGCACGGTGTCGATCCGTTGGGATGGGACGAAGCAGACGGCGTGGGCGCCGTGGTCCTCGGGTGCGGCGCTGCGGGGCCAGCGGTGAACGGCGTGGACAACCTGTTCGCCGCGCTGCGGGAGGCCGGGGAGCAGCGGCTGGCCGAGACACGCGCCCACCGTGCACGGATGCGCGAGGCCGCCAACGCCCGGCGTCGTGCCCGGTACGCGGCACGGAAGGCGGCCGGGACGCTACCTGCTCGCCGCCGCCCGATTCCCGAGCCGGAGCCGGACTACGAGCCGGAGTGCCGGTGCCACGTCGTCCCGATGCCCCCGTGCTCGTTCTGCGCGGACGGCGCCGGGACGGAGGAGGACCAGTGACGGCCGGGGTGCAGCTCGCGCTGCCATCCTGCGCGCTGCCCGGGTGCCGGGTGGTGGTCGCCGACCCCGGTGACGTCTGCCAGGCCTGCCGTGCCGCGTTCGGCGACTACCTCGCCCCCGTGGAGCGGGCACCGGAGGTCACCGCCGAGGACGTGGCCGCCCGGTACGCGGCCCGGGACGACGCGGTCCGCGCCGTCTACGCCGCACGCAGTGCCCTGGCACCTGCCCAGGCCGCCGAGCCGGAGACGCGACGCAACCAGCGGTGCTGGATCTGCGAGGAGCACCGGACCTGCACCCGCACTCCCCAGGGCTGGGAGTGCCCCACCTGCCGAACCATCGCCTGACCGCGAGGAGACACGATGCTGACCCGCCTTGACCCGACCATCCAGCCGGCCGAAGGCCAACTGGAGACCCACCTCGATCAGATCGTGACCGGGCTCTCCGAACGCTTCGATGTCGCCGTGCACCGCGGCCCGCTGCTCAAGCGCTGCGCCGAGATCTACATGGTTGCGGACTGGCTGTCACCGGCTCTATCGACGCTCCTATGGGACCTGGGCGACCCTGTCCGGGGGTGGGTCGATAGCCATGGTGCGTCCATCACCGGCCGCGATTCCCGGCCCCTCCACGCCTACACCGACGCGGCCGAGGTAGTCGACGCCATCGCGTGGGCCACGGTCATCGACCGGTGGGGCAACCCGACCGAGTGGGACTGGCTGCCCGACAGCTACGTCGAGGCCCTGCGCGTGGAACTGGCGGTCCATGACCTGACCATCACCGAGATCGTCGACGGGTGGATCGGCATCGACGTGCCCGGTACCCGCGGGTCGCTCCTGGACGTCGGGACCGACCCTGACGCTCAGGTGTGGGGGATCACCTGGACCAATGCTCACCCTGGCCAGTTCCACCATGGGTGGCTGGGCACGAGTGTCGACACGTTGCCGCAGCCTGTCGGGCTCGGGTTGATGGACCCCGAGGGCGTCGCCGCGGAGGTCGCGGTCGTCGCGCCACGCGACGGCGAGGTGGCCCGCTGATGACCAGGTTCCCCTACGACCACGAGACCTGCCCGAACTGCCTTGACGCCGAGACCCGGGGGACGAAGGGCATGGTCTGCCAGTCGTGCGGCCACGACTACGCCCCCGACGCCACCGCCCAGGACCCGCCCGAGATGGAGTCCCCTTCCGGTGAGATGACGCCCCGCGAGCAGGCCCTCGTTGCCGTGTACGTGGCCATGGAGGAGTACAACGCCTGCAGGGACGACAGGGAGCCGAAGGCGCTGATCCCGCCGTCCTTGCGGGAGACCATCGTCGACGCCGCCATGGCCGTCGTCCCGGCCCCGCCGGTCACCGAGGACACCTCCGACGGCTACCACACCTTCGCCGAGCTGTACGAGCACCGGCACGCCCTGTGGTGTGCGTTCGCGGCTCACATGCTTCGGGGTCACGGGCGGGGCATGGTCGCGTGGAAGTCCCGCGCCCACCACCCGGCCGACCAGCCCATGTACGCCGGGCACTTCATCGCCGGGGTGGACCTGCCTGGCGTCGGGCAGGTCTCCTACCACCTACCAGAGTGCTGGTGGGATGCCTGCCCGGGGCACGTCGCGCCGCACGCCCCGGCATGGGACCACCACTCCCCGTCGGACGTGGTGTCCCGGCTGACTGCGTTCGCGGCGCTCACTGCGCAGGCCGCAGCCCCGAACCGCGGCTTCCAGCCGATCCCCGACCAGGCACGCGAGGCCGGTGCCCGCGCCCTATCCGCCGGGTGGCCATGGGATGACAACGCCCAGTGCGCGACGCCGTACGACGAGCACGACCACGAGGACTGCTGCCCGGCGTCGTGGTGGCCGGACCGAGGCGCCGTCGCCGCAGCGATGGTGCGCGGTCTCTTGGAGGCCGGATGGATCCTCACCCCACCGCAAGGGAGCGACCGATGACCGACCCCGGCCCCGCAACCGCCGATGGCGAGGCGCCCGCATGGTCCCGTGACCCCGAGGTTCTGGAGCGCGTGTTCCTCGAAGCTGTCGGCCAGGGCGACGCCCTGGGCGTCGAGGCTGCGCTCCGGCTGATGACGGTGGTTGACCCCCGACGGGCCCAGGGGAGGCGCCGTGAGCGACGGCGGCCTGCCTGATCTGACCCTCCGGGACCGTCTGGCGATCTGGTGGGCGAGCTGGCTGAGCCGGTACTGCCTGGCCTGTGACGAGCAGTACCGGCCCTGGTCCCGGCGGCACCGGTCCTGCCACTGCGGGATCTCCCGCCCGGACACCTGGACCCCGGCGGACCGGGAAGCGTTCCGGGCCATCATCGACGCCGCGCGCCGAAAGCACGGGGGTGAGAGCCGTGACCTGGGATCCGACCGATGACCAGCGGGCCAGGGAGAACCGGGTCCGGAAGGCCGTCGAGATCGCCGGGTGGATGTGGCACCGGCACCTCGATGCGATCACCGTCGCCGGGTGGGATGCGGCGACGCTCCGGAAGGTGGCGCGCGCGGCCGGGGTGAACCCGCCGCGGGACGGGTCTCCGACGTGGGACCTGGTCGCTGAGGGTCTGACCCGGTGGGAGGTCGAGCGGACCGGGAATCGGGAGCACCTCGACGAGCACGCGGACTGGTGTGCCGGGTGCGGATGGCTCGTCCTGCACCCGACCGGTAACGACGACGCCGAACCGTTGGCGGTCGAGAGTCCACCGGCAACGGACGTTGCACCTGCCAGTGATCTACCAGCAGCTCCCATCCTGGTAGATCACTTCCCGAAGGGATGGTGTGCCCTGACCGCGCTCGGCCCGGTCGACCCGCCGAGGGCCTGCACCGTGCTGGTCGACAGCCCGGACCCGGCCATCGTGGACGGCGTCCCCTGCGGTGCCCCTGCCGTGGTCCGGACCCCGACGTCGACCGGCGCCGACGTGTGGCGGTGCGCCAAGCACCCGCCCCTGGCCGGGGAGTGGGGCCACGGCCTGAACCATGCACCGTCCCGGTGCATCCTGCCGCTCAGGTGCTTCTGCGGACGTCACGAGATCACCGGGTGGACGCCTGCCGGGGACACCGTCCTCGACCAGCAGGCCATCGCCTCCGGGAAGCGCCGGTCGTCGCCGCACCGGTACGCCGAGGCCCGGGCAGCGGTCTCATGACCGCCCGGGTACTCCACCTGGTCCGCGATCCGGAGCCGGAGGAGCCGGACCTGACCCCGGCGGAGCAGGGAACGCACCGGAGCGGGTGGCGCAGCTCGCGCCGAAGGGCCTCAAGCAGGCGAACTGATCTCCTGGATCTCTATCCCCTGGCACCTGTCGGTGCACAAGCGCACAATCGGTGTGTGGACCCGGTCAGCAGAGCATGCCGCGAGAAGGTGCACGCACCCGCGTGCACCGGCTGCGCATGCCGCTGCCACCCCGACGACATCCGCACCTTCTACGAGCGGCGGTTCGGCGTCCCCCGGCGCCCGAAGCGTGCGAGTACCCGGCGGCGGACCCGGTCGGCGAGACCGGTCCGCCGCGCCGCCTGAGTAGGTCTACTCAGGCCGGGTGGAGCATCGCCCGTCGTGGATATGGTGAGCATTGCCTGAATCACTTCCTTGGCAGGGGGTGCAACGGGCATTCGCCCCGGCTGAGGTGGTGCTCAGCCGGGGCAACTTGCGTCTATGGGGCGGTGACCTGCGCGGATGCGGCGACGCGAGCAGCCCGACTCAACCGGCCCGGCGCGCCGCGTAGGTAGCCCTACTCAGCGTCGGACGCCTCTCCCTGCTGGTCGTCGAACTTCGCCGTGCGGCCGAGAGACGCCGCGTACCGAACAACGTCCTGGCGCCGGTATCGACGGTGCCCGCCAGGGGTGATCGAGTGCGGTAGCCGGGCCTGGTCGATGCGGAGGACGGTCGACGTCGACAGCCCGATGGCTTTGGCCACTTGGGCGGACGTCATCTCCTCCACGCTGGCCAGGGTACCGATCACTACCTGTCACGCCTTTCAACTGCGTCGATCCTGTCACTGAGTCTATGGCAGAATTGACAGTATTGACAGGTGTGGCAGAATCAAGGTGATCGTGAATCTGTCAATACCGTCAGGACTGTCAGCCACTCGGGGAGCCGCAGTGATCACTCACCTGCTCGACCGTGTCCGCTCGGAGCGGGACCGCCGCAACTGGAACCACGCCGTCCGCTACGCGAGACCCGGCGACCACGCCACCGCCACCGTCATCGGCCCCGGCTGGATCACCTGGACCTCCGGGCCGATCCGCCGCAACCCGACCGAGTGCCCCTGGCCCGACGCCACCGACGCCGAGCAGGCCACCTGGAAGGCCCTCTACGCCGGGCTCCTCGTGGTCGGCGACGTCCGCCTCACCCGCCGCTCCTACGCGGCCTGGTCCCCCCGCAACGTCCTGATCCTCGACCTCGACGAGGACCTGATCCCCACCTGGGACCCGCCGATGCTCACCCAGCCCACCACGGCCCTCGCGGTCGCCCCGGTCGGGACGAAGGTCACGGTGTGGTGGATCCGCGACGACGAACCCCTCATGCGGTACGCCGTCCAGGGCCAGCTCGTCGCAGGCGCCGACTCCGACGAGATCCTCGTCGGTCACCCCCATGACCAGGCTGAGTCCGTTCGCCTGGCCTCCATCACCGCCGCCCGTCTCGGCTGGGTCACGGAGGTGACCCGGTGAGCCTCACCTTCGCCGCCGCGCTGGCCGTGACCGTCGCGTTCCTCGCTCTCGCGGTCGTCTCCGTACGTCGCGGATCCCGGCCCTACGTCGCCCCCGCCCGGCACGTCGCGTCCAGCGACCACGAGGTGTCGGACCCCGCCGACATCGTTAACGCCTGAACCGCCCCATATGCCGGTGTGGCCTCCGGCCACGCCCGCCGCCGTCCCGGTGGACCCCGAGCCCGGGACGGCGGCACCCC